CGGATGATGTTCGCTCCGGAGAACAGACAGCCTTCGATGAGTGATGGTCTGAGTCCGCGACCGAGCTGCTTAAACTTACGCATCAGCTCCTCGTCGCCGTCGATCTTTATGTTGACGCCACCGAGTTCGATCTTAGGCATCAGTCCAGAACCCCTGTACCCGTCGTGCATAAGTACTCAAGCCAGCGGTTGCCGAGGTCGACGTTCACCATACTGACGATCGAGTAGATCACCGATCCGTTCTTGATTCTCCAGCGGTCGGGTTCGACGTCCTTGATGATTGCATCGTAATGGCAGCGCACCCTCACCGGCTGGCTGCCCAGCACCGCGTGAGCGTCCCAGTATTCGCGACCCTGCACCGGCGTGACCTGGCACATACGTTCGCCTTTATCTACCCACGAAGCTGTTTCGTAGCCGTCGGTATCCTTAGTGCGCTCGTCATACTGGAACATCAGCTTCGTTCGCAGACGTGAAGCAGCGGCCGGCATCAGTAACGCTCAAAGCGTTCGGAGTTGATCAATCTGCTGACGCTCAATGGCAGCTCGGCTGCCGTAGTACCTACGACCACTGGCAAAGGCTGTTCGAACCACATCGCTGCCGTCATCGTAACCGCAGCTTGAATCGCTGGCGGCACGTCGTCGGTGTCTGCTCCGTAGCCGGCCTGGAACTGAATCTCGATCGGGTTCACGCCGCGATCCATGAGATCCGGCCAATCTTTCGATTCGTTGAGCGCGATCAGCCCTGGCTCGCCACCAGTGGCCACTGTGTAGTTTGAGCTTGAGTACGTGGTCAGTGTCGAATCCGAGTCCGCGTAATACTTGATCGAATCCACCGCGATCAACGGCGGATACGGAAGCTCTATGATGCGTCCAGGCCAGCGTTGTAGGTACAGCGTATACGTGGTCGTCGTGAGCGCACGACCGAGGTCGTTGCTCACAGCTTGGGACGCTGATGCGATCAGCTCCTGGAGCGTTGTATCGTAGTCGATCACGTTATCGAGACCCAGCGACCGCTTGACCCGGCCGAGGCTTACAGGCTCGGAGACCGCCGCAGTCGTCTTAACGATTCTATTCCACGGCGTCTGGTTCATCAGCTTAATGCACTGACAAGATCCTTCTTCAGAATCGAGCCGCCCTTCCCGCTGCCTTCTTCGACAGTGATTCCGCGTTGTTCGAGTTCAGCTTCCAGCTCGGTTCTCGACATCTTGCCGACCGGCTTCGTCGACTCCGGTGTCTCATGCGGAGCAGCAGCGGCAACCTCATGGTCGCCGAACGTCGCTCGCTCGGCCTGGCCGGTGTCGATCATCGCCTCGGCCAAGTCGTCGCGCTCAATGTAGACTCGGCCGGCGAGTTCGCCGTCCAGCCGTCTTATGGCTATGCCCACAATATCGTCTCCAGTTTAGTCGGAAGTCTGGCGAGGGGGCCGAAGCCCCCTCGCCGTCACTTCTTCAGCCTTACGCTATGGCTGTCGGTGCTTCAACTTCGGCGTATCTCGCGCCCGATAGGATCACTCCGATCGATGCGAAGGTCGCTGCACCTGGGTCTGACATATGAACCGTGACCCACTCCGAGCCGTCGCTGAGATCTTCAGCATTCAGCTCGATGATGTAGAACACGCCGTCGTTCGTCGACGTCGCGAAGCCACTCGAAGTCGCCGCTGTTCTGGAGGAAGTGGTGTCCCCTGCGGCTGTGGTTTCTGAGTAGTACGCGAAAGCGATCGCTGTCGCGCCACTACCACTGGCGTCGGTGTTCTCTTTGACCGTTACGGTCGAAGCTGCACCCGTAACTCCAAGCGCGATGATGATCGTCGCGTGGGAGTAGTTGGTCATTTTGAACGCATCCGATGTCTGCGCTCCAGCGTCGATATCGACTGGCGCCACGCCAAGCACGAAATGGCCTTGGCCCTCGCCGATGCTAAATCCTTGTGCTGCCATTGGTCTCTAGCTCCTGGTTGCGAGGTCGATGAATGGCGAAAGTGTATTAGTGCCGTTGAACGGCGTCAGTGCCGAGTTCCACATCGGCTGTCCATCCACCCTATACATCCAGCGGAAGGCCCGTTCGTCGTATAAGAAGCGCACGTGCATCGAAGAATCTCCGCGTACAGCGCCCTTATCGATCAAGAGGTACTGGCTGAGATCTACGAGCCGTATGTCGCCTACTGTACCAAGTGTGGCACAATATTCGGACGTCAGTACCGGCCTGTTCATAATTCGGCTGAACGGCGTGTCCGACAGTCCTAGTGGCGGCAGATAAATCGCGTTGTTGTTCGCGTCGGCCATTGCCATGAGCTGCTGTTCGCAGTCCTGGTTGATGAGCCACACTGCCGTCGATCGTGATGATCCGTAGCAACGCTGCCACATCTTCTCGACGTTGGCCGCGACGATCGTAGTGGCGGTCTGTCCGCTCTCTTTCGCGACTGTAACATTCGCGGCCGAGTTCGAGATCCCGAGCGGCTGCCCTGAGCCTGTACCGTCGAGGATCGCGTCTTCAACTTTGAACGCGATTTCCTGCGGAACGATGCGCTCTACCAATCCTGCCAGCGCAGTCTGATCCATCAAAAGCTCTTCGGTCGCATAAAACAGCGCCGTGAGCTTGTTGAGGGTCAGAGTCTGTTGAGCAAACGTCGGCTGCGATCCTGTCAGTGCAGCGGCTTCTGCTGTCCAGTACGCCCGAACGCCGCCCCAGCGTGAGCCGTTTGCTCTGCTGGACTCGTCGATCGAGTTGTAGGTCAGACCGTTCGCGTTCGGCCCGATGGCCTGGCGCGTAACACGTGAAGCGATCTCACCGATCGCGTAAGTTTTTTCTAGGATCGTGTCGTTGAAGTCCTTCTGCACGAGATAGCCACCCTCGGACGCTACAGCTTCGTTCGCGCCTGACTGTCGGGTCTCGTTCTCAGGATTTCCACCGCGTTCCTGCAACCAGTGGAGGCGCTTGTCTACGTTCTCAAAACGCGATTCCGGATGGCTTGCGTGAGCGATGGCCTGGAGCTGCTCGCCTATGGAATCGAAGCCACGTTCTACGGCCCGATCCTTAACGACGCGCACCTCAACTTCGTCGTTTTCCCGGTTCTCGGGAGCGATTGCCGGCTCAACCGGCGGTGTCGATGGCTCAGCTAATCCTGCGGCCACGACAGCAAGCTCGTCGGCTCGCTTGATGGTAGCCAGGCATTGCTCCAGCTCGGAGAACTTCGAGTCGTATTGACTCTGTTCTTCGGCTGACAATGACCGACCCTCTGCCTCTGCGGCACTCAAAAGCCCTTCACATCCGGCTTTGAGTTCCCGCGCCTTTTGGCGAGTGTCCATGTGTGCCCTCTGGTCAGGTGAACCAGGGGCGCTGCCTCTGGCCCACGTTGGTAACTGTGGTCCCTAATGAGGCAGCCGCGACCGAGCTTGCGTATCGCGCTGTCAATGAAGTCGCGTCAGTTATGTCCCGTCTGGACCCGACGCGCTTCCATTTACTGTTCGGCGTTCATTTTACTGCATCGCGTTAGCTCAAGTCAACTGTCACCAGCCGCAGCCGTTCGCGTCTTACGTCGTCGGTGCTGTCGCTTCGATCCCACGGCGGCGTCTCACCGAACGCTTCATAATGTGCGCCCAGGTGCGCCCGTATCGCCGACAGCGCCGAATCCGGCACATCGGTCTGATCTAATCGCGCCGCAGCGGCCGTCAGGCCCCTCCAGACCACCTTGCCATCACTCGCCCTATGATGCGGTAGAGAAAGCGAGCTGAAGCTTTCTGGAGGCATTTCCGGTGCCCAGGTAAAGTGACCGGCAATGGAGTCGCGTTCCTCATCGCTCAGGTCGCCCCACAGCTCGTCGGTGAACTCTGACAACGTAGGCCGCGCCCATTCGGTTCTGCGATCTTCGTCGATCTCGGTCGAGATGTTGTCCGGTACGACCCTGAGCTGGATGCCGGCGTCATGCGCCGAACGCACCGCAACGCTCGTTGCGTTGTATGCCGGCCACGTGACTGGACTGATCTCGCGCAGATCGATGTCGAGCAGCGTCCTGCGAATCGGTTTCTTGTCTTGAGACCACTCATCGGCCACAGTCAGGAACCCAAAGCTCATCTGCTTGACGACTCCCCTCTCCATCAAGTCGACCTGGCGCTCGGTGAAATCAGAGCTTTGGGCTTCGAACCATACGCCAGACTTGCGTACTTCCAGCTTGAGGCCGGTCGATTGTCGCGTGATCGGCTGAGCGGAATCGTGCTGCCATAGCATGACGACATCGCTCGTCTCGAGGCTTCGCGTGACGGCGCCGGGATCGATCGATTCGGTGAATCCTCCGAGGTCGCCGCTCACTCTGTTGAACGGAACAGCCAGCCCCCGAATCGTCTGGCCGCCGTCTTCGGCTTCCCTCACTTCGAGACCTTCGAGGTTGTAGTCCCTGCGTTCTATGGATTCCATGTCGTCTCCGGTTTATAAGCTCGGTGAGATGAAACAATCGCAGCCGCCGTGTAGCGGCGGGTGCCCGATGTTGCGTCTGGGTACGAGATCGCCAGCGTCCGATTGCACGGTCTGGCCGGCGTTCACGAAGTTCGATTTCGATTCGACGATCGCGCCCGACAGCTTCTTGCAGAATGGGCACGTGTCAGCTCCGGTCGTGACCCATCTGAGCGTAACAATTCCCCCAGCGATATAAGCATACTTAGCAAAAGCGCCATTGCCTTCGGTCGTCTGACGTCGGCTCATTTTCTCTGCGCGATTGTCGAGCCACTCCTGGAGGCGCACTTCGAGTGCTTCCAACATCTCGTTGAAATCACTTCCGCTGATAATCGACTGAAGCTGCTGGCGCGAGTTCATCGCGTGATGGCGACTCACCGCACCCACGTAGTCCTCCACGAATTCCTCCAGCTCGTCGGTAAAGTCCGGAGGATAGCCGATCTCGATCGCGGCCTGAGCATAGATCTGCGTCGCATAGCTTCGTATAACCGGGAGCAGCATCTCGGCGATCACCTCGGTGAACTCACCGTGATAGAACGCTTCCAGCTCTTGAAACAGACCGTCGCTGCCGCGCTCGGCCCTGAGCTGGCGTTTGATTATGCGGAGTACGGTTTTCACTTCTCTTTTGAGCAATCGATCGGCTGCTTTCTTGATCAGCGGCCGCGTAGCATCCGCAATCCGTTTTCGCGCTGACAGGCTGCGAAGTGCGAGAACGCCCATATCATCGGACACCTCTATCCCTCGGCTTCTCAGCTCGTTTCTGAGCGTCCTGGCACCATCATCGCCATCATCATCGGGACCAGCTTCGGCTACCGATACAGGTGCGATATTAAGCGGCATCCAGTGAACCTCGCCGGCTCGGTCGCCCAGCGGATTCAGTCGCTCTTTCGCTCGCCATTCATCAATGCTCAAAGCTCCGTTCTGGAGCATAATCTGATTCGCTTCTGCTCGGGCTTTCGTGTCAGGCCGGAGCAATGCGTCCATGTTGAACTCCACGAACGTGCCGTCCTCGGTAAAGCGTTCAAGGATGGATTTGCGTATTGCTTGTTCCCATCGGATCGCCCAGGGCCGGATGCACGTCGTCGCAAAGCTGCGGTTCGATTCGACCACGTTATTGAACGTCGAGCGATCCAAGAGCATGAGCAGATGCGGCGGGACCGCGAACAGCCTCGCGATTTCCTCGGCCTGGTATTTCCTGGTTTCCAGGAACTGAGCCTCTTCCGGACTGACCGACAGCGCGGTCCAGCTCAGCCCCTCCTCAAGCAACGCAACCGAGTGCTGTTTCGCACTGCCATGTGCTGCTTGCCATGACTTCTTGATGTTCGATCGGGACTCGGGTTTCAGCTTGCCTGGGTGCGACAGGATTCCGCTGGGAGTCGCCGAATTATGGAACCACCGACTTCCGTACTTTTCCGATGCGACCGCCATCGCTACGGCGCCGGCCCCAATCGAGATCGGAGAAAACCCGATCAAGCCATCGGAACTCAAGCCTTTGACGTGCAAGACCTCCTCTGATGAAAACGCCCTGGGTCGGCCTTTGTTCTCGTCGTAGTGGTACTCGATCACGCCGTCGCTCAGAAGCTTGAGCGTGACGCGATCGGGATGGAGTGGCACGATCGCGGTCAGCTCGTCGGCTCTGTTTGTTTGCAACTGAAAAAATGCGTTTCCTCTCAGGCATAAATGCCCCTGCCCCATTTCGAAGAACTCGACAGCAGTCTGGTAGGGATTCGGCTGCCAGCGCAGCATATCGTAAAGCGGGTCGTCGCGGTCGCGTTCCTTGCCGCCGTCGGGAATCTCTTTGTAGAGAATGAGTGGCATCGATCCGATCGTGCCCGAGATCAGATTCACCGCAGCCCATACCGGCGTGTTGCTGAGCGCGGAGTGCGGAGAAACGTCGGTCTCGCCACGGAACTTCGTGACCGGCTCGTACCAGAAGTCGTCGCCTGGACCCGGCGACAGCCGTTCTTCGAGGACGCTGAAAATTGACATTTACAATCTCCCCATTCGATAGACTCCCATGTACCAAAGCACCAGCCCCAAAGCAGTCAGCCCAGCCGGCCAGCCAGCATAAGCCAGAACACCGAGTGCTATCGCGGCAGCTCCTCCGTAGATGTGCAGATCCCTCAGATCCAGATCGGGCTTTTTCATAGCACCATGATCCCCTCGGTTTCGTAGATTGAGTCGCCGCGCTCGGCCAGCGATGCGCGACCGATCGCCATGATCGAAGCAGCGATACCGTCGATTTTATGCTTCTGCGATTTTCCTTTGTCGACCTTGATGTTTCCGGCAGGGTCGTGCCTGAGAGTTGTGTTGTTTGCTTGCCACGTGAGGCACGAGTTTCCCCCGTGCGCCAGCTTACCCGAGACCACTAGCCTCTCTAGCTCCTTAGTAGGCTCTGAGAGCGACATGAATCCTTGCCGCATCGGGACGGCTTCAAGTCCTAGATCGTCGCGAATCTTGAGTGCGGTCTGCTGCGCGGCCCAGGGATCGTAAGCGACTTCTTGCACGTTGAACCGCTCGCTCAACTGTTCGATGTCGCCGAGGATGAAGTCGTAGTCGATGACGTCGCCATCGGTCGGCGTGACCCAGCCCTGACGTTCCCAAAGCTCGTAAGGAATCCGCTCGAGTCGCTCTCTCTCGACCATCGATTCCCTCGGGATGTAGCACTGCACCCAAAGCCTCCACAGCTCGTCTTCGATCGGTGGAAACACGAGCGCAAGCGCAGTCAGGTCGAGCTTCGAACTGAGATCCAGCCCCATATAAACGTCGCGGTTCTTC